TATCTTTTGCACCTTCCATAATTACACCACCACCAATTTTACCACCTGCGGCCGTTTTGCCTTTAATTTCACCTTGCCATGATGATGGTTGAGGCCGACTTGAAAAATTTCTTAATTGTATTTCTCCATCTTTTCCTTCAGACCTAAACTTTATATAAATGTCTTTGGAGTCTAACATATTAATTCCAAGTTTTACACCTGTGAAAGTTGCAACTAATGGTTTACCATTATTAAATATTTTTGAATGTGCCGATCCTTTTGGATCTAATTTTTTTAATGAGATGCCAATTAAATTTTTATTGGCAAATGAATCAAAAATATACCGATTATAATCTCTTAATGTTGGCCAACCATCTTTAAATTTAAAATCTTTTTTAACCATCCATATGTCAGCAGGATTCCACTTATCATCTCCTGTAATACCGCTGCCTTTTTTAAATCTACGCCATTCATCATATATTGAATTTACAAATTTACCACCACGATAAAATTTATATCTATTACCAACTCTTGCACCTGGAACATCAGAAAATATTTGATTAGCAGTTTTAACTACACTAGTAAGCCAGTTGTCATCTAAAGATTTTAAACACTTGGATAAAGTTCTATCACAGTCAGCATCACGAATAGTTCTTTCTGTTATTTGTGATACATCGGTAAGGTCTTTTCCAAGGTACTGTCTTGTGGCACAAGCGTAGGCTTGAAGGCTTTCAGCTAACGCTGTAATCTCTGCACCTGCTCCTGATTGTCCGTCTGCCATTTAATACTCCATTTGTTTAGTAGGAGTATTTATCCTATTACATTTAACGGATAATGTCAATAGGTTTATCGCCAGTCCACACTTCTTGTTCAGTCCTAATACGATTTTCTGTCTGAAGTGTTGTAAATCTACTACAGGCTTTGTTTCTCCACCACTTAACAATATTTTCTAAATGATGTTTATCATAGTTTTCTTTGTTTTTGATCAATTTATCAGTTTTACCAAGAACCACATCTTTCATATTACTGAAACCATAGTCGGAATAATAGTATCGTTTTCTCTGAGTAAGACCTTTGGCTTTATCAATACTCAACATGAACCTATCATATTCTTCCTTATCATTTTTCAATGCAGATTTTGTCATTCCAATAATTGTATTGATAATTTTCAATTTTCGACTTGATGCATTTTCTGGTACGATTGGACCACCTTCTATTTCTTCTACAAAGTTTTTAATATCTTCGTATGGTTGACCATTCAGCATAGGTAGAAAATTAGACTCTGTTAATCCTTGAAAACGCAGATAAGTTTTCATGCCATCGTATTGCGATACAGTTTTAGATGTACCATATAAACTAGTAGTTTCAAATAGACAGGTATTCATGTCATATTTTTTATTCAACATCTCACGAACTTCATGCGAACAACAAATAGCAGCAAGCAATTTACCACCAAGATAATTAAATCCAAATGGTTGTGCAGGCACAATCACAAAGCCCATTGCTGTGCATTTATTAAATGATTTGGTTGTTTCTGGTAGATTAGTGATTACTTGACCGAGTAATTCGTTTCGTGGTTTCATCATAATAGTTGGCGAACCAATGCGAATGAATCCAACCCATTTTTGAGTTTTCTTTTCTAGTACTGCCAATCTAAGATTGCGACCAGGTGAAGATAGATTATTATGTGATGAAATAATATCCAAATAGCCTGACCATCTATCGGCAGGCAATTCTAATATTTCAAAATCCATATCGTTAGGTGACATTGTAAAATCTGAAAATAAATCTTCTTCAGGTCCCATGCCAAACAAAGCCGCTGGTCTGGTTGATAATGAATTCAGTTTTTCATCACGCATGTAGTCATCAATTCTCTCGAACTTATCAAAATAGTCCGAAAAAACTTTTGAGCAATGTATAGCTTGTTCTTTATTCATCTGTATTGTGATAGTAAAGCTTCTTTACCTAATTCAAACATGCCAACGGCACCAACAAGGTCTTGACTTGCAATATAAATTTCGGCTTCGCCTTCTTCATCTAAACAAGAAATGACAAATTCATTCACTTCACCATTGACAAATCTTTCTCTAAAGGTATCAATTATCTCCAAAAAATCATCACGATCTTGTTTTTTAATTTTTTCATCTTTAGTTTCGAGTGTAATTACTTTCATACTTTTATTCCTTCAAATTTGGAATTAAACTTACGTTCACGATTACCAAAAGTATTGATCGGTTCATCATCTTGTCCTGAATCTGCAATACCTTGTTGTGCAGTAGGTTCTGCATCATATAATCTCATTTTACTTCTATCAATACCAACAACAAAGCGTTTATAGTGATTAGGGTCACCAAAACGATTTTTCAATTGTTTGACCATGATCTGATTTAGTTGTTCTAGTTCTTCAGTAGAAATCAAAGCAAACATAAAATCGGCAGTTGCAGGTAAACCAAAAGATTCTGATGTATCTTCTAGACCTGGATCTGTATTTGTAAAACCACTTCTTGTAGTTTGTGTTGCAGAAACCACAGGCACCGCAAACTCGACAGCAAGGCCTCTCAATTCTTCTGCAATAGCCTTAATATAAGAATAAGAGTTTACACTTGCACCAGGTTTAATCCTAGATGATGAACAGATATTCAAATAGTCAACAAAGATAATATGTGGTTTAAAGTTTTTCTTTAAGTGCAATTCATTCAACAACGATTTAAAATGCAATGTGGATGCAGCCGCAGTAGGATATTCTTTGATAATCAATTTACCATGTGTCTTGTTGCGTAGAACATCAAACTTTCTATCATAGTCATTTTTACTTATGGTATGGAGTTCTTGCATATCGATGTTCAATAAATTGGCATCAATTCGTTCTGCAATCTTTTCTTCTGCCATTTCTAAGGTGATATACAATACATTATGACCTTGAGAAAGACAAGAAGCCGCCACATGGCACATGAATAAAGACTTACCAACGCCTGTACCAGCCAAAGCAATATTGAGTGTCTTTATTGGTAGACCACCTTTGGTGATCTTATTAAACATGTCCAAATCGAATTTAATTCGTGCTTCGGTCTTATGATAAAAATCATATCGATCATTTGAATCTTGAATATAGTCGTGACCTACTGAAGAATCAAATGAAACTCCAAGAGCATCACTCAGTAGACCAGGTATTTCACCTTTAGATTTTTTGTGTTGTTTGTCATCTAGAATTGAAACTGATTCCATGATGGCATTATAGATTGCTTTATCTTGGCAAAACCTTTCAGTTTGTTCAATTAGCCATTGTTTTTCAGTTAGGTCGTTTTTGTTTTCACTAAGTTCATTGAGTAGTGAGATGGAATCTCTTACTTGATCTTCTGATAGTGTTTTGGATTCTGTAAAATTAATTACTAGAGATTCGTGTGTAGGTAGATTTTTATATTTGTTAATGAACTCGGTAACTTCATTAAAAACAGTCTTTTCTGTTAAGTCGGTAAAATAATCTGATTTAATGAACGGCAAAACTTTACGGGAATAATCTTCATTGTAAATCAGGTTCTTCAATATTGTTTGTTCTAGTCGGTTCATTTTCTATAATAATTTCTGAGAGTATATCTCCCATTATTGTAACAAATTCATAATCATTTTGCAATAGGTCTCTATCATGTTCACCAGAATAAAGTATATTGTAACTAAAATTTAATTTGGGAATATTGAATTCCATGGTAAACTTGACCAAGCCATAGGATAAAATTACACCAGTATATTTACCTGATGTAATTTCAACCCAAGTGGCATCGTCATGCGGTGATTGTTGGAATCTATATTTCGGTAAGTTCTTCTTCGGTGGAAATATTGTTTCCCATAATGCTTCCAAAGGATATTGAATATTTCTTTGAAACGAACTCTTTAAACTGTTTATCATTTAATAAATCTTTCCAAAATTCTTTAGTGTTCGTGTCAGCTTCACGGAACTTCTTGTCACTAACTTCACCAGTTTTCTGATCGACCTTTGCATACCAGCCTGCTGAAGGTTTAGTTACAAAGTTACCTTCTAAGGCAACATCAAGTAGACCAGAATACAAATTAATACCACCATCAAAAGATACTGTGACTGGAATTTTGGACTTCTCACGAACATAACGAGATTTCTCAACATTAATGATAAAGTTGTAACCTGAAAGTTCAGTACCAGTCTTATCTTGTTGGCGACCAAGAATCCAAATAGTGTCAGATGAATAGTAAGAACCTGTACCACCACCAACAATATCTTTAGGGAACATGCCAATTTCTTTGTAAGTATGATTTACCACAACCAATGGAATATCTTTGATTGTTAAGTGTGGTGTCACCATACGGAATAATGATTTCATTTGTTTTGCACGGGACATATCAGCAACTGTTTTACCATCAAGAGCATCATCAACTTCTTTCTTTGATGCCAAGTTACCAATAGAATCAATAACAATGATGACACGATCATTTTTATCCAACTCAGACAGTTGTTTCATAATGTCTAGTTTAAGTTCTTCAACATCGGTAATTGGAGTGTGCAATACACGGGAAGTATCAATGTCAAATGTTTCAAAATATTTTTGCGGTGTGCCAAACTCTGAATCATAAAACAATACAACAGCATCTTTATACTTTTTAAGAAAGGCTGATGCCATCAATAAAGCAAATGCTGTCTTAAAGTGTTTTGATGGACCTGCCAACATTGTAAGGCCTGGTACAAGACCGCCATCAAGGCGACCTGATAGTGCCACATTAATCATGGGCACCTCTGTTTGAATCATGTCTTTTTCAGTAAAGAATTTGGACTTTTCAAGAACAGCACTTTCTTTAATAGTTGAATTCTTTTTTAATTTATCTAATATACTCATTTTAAAATGAACCTCCGTCAAGTTTGGTAATCTTCGATTTGGGTATTACTTCGTTCTTTTCTTCTTCATATTGTATCACAAGTTCTTCATCTTCGTCAAGCTCTATTACATGATCTACCTGTTTCTTTTTACTTTTTTTGGTAGATTTGGTAGTATTTCTTGTAGTGATTTTATATGTTTTTTGTGCCGCAATTAATAACAACACGGCAAGTGGATCAAATACAATAATGATAATAATAATTACTGCTCTTACTGCTTTATCTATAAAAGATGGATCATTTTTATCATAGAATAGTTCAGCAATATATTTAATCGGACCAATTTCTGCCGCCAATTTATTTTCTTCAGATAATAATGGCAATTTTTGTTCTGTTAATTTTTTTAACTCTGCTTGAGCATTACGAATATCACGATCAACTCTAGAAGAAGTTTTTTCTGGATCACTAGCCTGTTTTAAAAGATATTCTAATCTATCTTTGGCGATTTTCTCTTGTGTTTCTAATGTTCTTAGTTGTACTGTATTGGCACCCAAAACAATATTAGATTCTAAATGAGCTTTTGAAAGATAACCAAAAATACCCATTGATGTAATCATCATCAGTACAAATATTGCAATTGAAAAATAAGTTTTTAGTAATGTGCCAGCAGTTTTCCAATTATTATATAGCCAAGAAATAGTGACTAATTTGGCTATCTCAAGAATAGTTCCCATAAGAACAATAGGCCAAAAAGAACCAGGAAATATTTGTGCCAAACCAATAATTGAATAGAAACCTGCAATTGCCGATAAAGCAATTGCGGTTAGAAAAGTTAAATACACTTGTATCACGAGAAGAAGTCCTCCAGACTACTTTGTTTTTCTACTTTCCATCCAATACAATCAAGAATCACTTTAATTGGATCAATAAATGATTTTTCAAATTGCAAATCATAGTCGATATATTGATGTATGTCGAATTCTTTTGGTAACCTAACTGGATAAGAAATAACAGTATCTCTTACAGTATTAGGTGATTTTAAATATGCAAACTTTAGTTTCTCACCATCTTGTATTAAAGGATATTTTTTAGTTAAACCTTTTTCCTTTAACAGGTGATTGTAGATGATTGCACCTTTGACATGTATTGGTGTACCTTTTTTATATAGTGTAACCGAATCTTGATATTCTTTAATGCCATTAACACCTCTTGGAAAAGATATTTCTTCTGGTGGTAATGATTTAAATTCTTCACGAAAATCTGCAATAAATTTTTGCACATCTTGTTCGTTTTGTGTAATCATCATTTTAATCACCAAAGACATTTTAGCTCTAATGGCAGATGGTGTGGAAGATTTTACCATTTCAAGACCCATAACTTTCATGTCAGGTTCATTGTAGGCAACACCTTCATTGTTATATACATGCATGATATAGCGTTTCTTGGCAGTCCATATTCCTTTGTCTGCCAAAGCTTCACGCTTCATTCTCATTTTTTGTGAATATGCGTGGACATATGTAGCAAGTTCCTGATAACTCTCGTTGATATACGGCTGTATTTTATCCTCACAGACCTTGTCCATGAAGGAGATAACTCCTGCAGGCGTTTTGTCCTGCGAATATGCCTTATCAACAAGTTCACCAAGACGTAAATATATCGAATCTGTATCCGAGGCGATAACATAATCTTTTTCCGTTTTTAGTAATTTGTTCATGAATAAATTCAATTTATTTTCAATCCATCGAATAGAAAGTTGGCCTGCCAATGTAACGGCAAGAGCCTGCCTTAAATCATAGAATCGAAAATATTGCGAACCAAGAGCACCATAAGCGGAGTTTAATGAAACCTTTTTAGCAAGTTGTAGATTATTATACCTTGAAACTAACTTGGCAATCTCCTCTTTCTTTTGAGGATCAGATTCGTCCTCATAATCCTGTTTCGCCTTCAACATCATCTTCTTAAACTTCTTACGATCTTCATACATTTCTTCCATCATTTTTGGTAAGAAACCTTGAACATCGGTTCTGAAGAACTGACCATTTGGAGTAACTGTTACATCTTTTAAAGACGATGTATCAACTTTCTTTTCTAACATCTTTTCAACTGAAACACCATCCATAATAATCTTACGCATTACATCGGTGTAATTTTCTGGTTGAACTAAAGTTTCAGGTGAGATGTTATATTGCATCATCAAATGAGGATATAGACTATCAAGGTCAAATGATGCAACCCATTTGTGCATACCCACTTGAGGATCTTTTACATATGCACCCTCAAAGGCCGATTCTTTTCTCTTTACAACTTTTGGTGGTACAATAATTCTTTTCGCCAATAAATTGGAATAGATTATTGAATCCCACATACGAGTTTGTGCAAACACATCTTCGTAATTTGTTTTGGTATCATAGGCAAGAGTAATTGCCAATTGAAGTAATTTTAATTTATCTTCAAGTTTAACAATCAACTCAACGTCTTTAATGTTATACTCAATAAACTTTTGGTAGTTCAAACGATACAATTGATGTAGATTATCATACTCATCAAAAGAAAGTTTTGATTCACCAAGTTCAACATTAGCAATAGAATCCAATTTGTAAGACTCTTGTGATTTACCACCTGGTGCATACCATTTATATAGTTCAATATAATCAAGTGCCGCTATGCCTGAAATTTGATATGAAATCATTTCACGGCCATTGTATACTGATTTTCTTTCCCACACATTATTCCATGGTGAAAGTTTTTTCATTTCATCTTCACCAAGCAAAACACGAATACGATTCACAAGATATGGTATATCAAAGAATTCAGTATTCCAGCCTGTTAAAATGTCGGGATAATTTTCTTGCCAATCCTGTAGAAATTTCTTCGCAAGATCAATTTCATCATTACATTTATGGTATATTTCTTTACCTTTTACTTCATAGTCACCACAACCATAAACATTAATATCACCATTCAATTGATAAACAGCGATAGCGGTAATTGGTTCGGTTACTTTATAAGGATCAGGAAAACCATTCTCTGATCCAACCTCAATATCGACAATTGCAATATTTAAATCGTTAATATCAGAATCAATTTGACCTTTAAATTCATCAGCAATAAAAGCATATTCGTATCGATCATTACCATAGATTTTGAAATTGTCAACGCCTTCATATCGTTTGACAAAATCACGGGATTCACGAATTGAGTTAAAACGCATCGCCTCCAAATTTTCACCAAACAAGGTTTTAAATTCGGTAGGTTTCTTAGAAGGTAAAAACAAAGTAGGCGAATATTGGATTTTCATCCTTACTCGCCTACCATTTTGTACTCCTCGATAGAGAATGTTGTTGCCTTGTACGACAACGTTTGTATAATACTTACTCACAGAGATTTAGCAATTTGTATTCCAGATCCAAAAATTGAATTATATTGATTTTCTAATTCAACAACGGGTTTAGTGGTGCAGAGAATGTCCTCATTCTTAATCACAATACCATCTTTAAATTCCTGACTAAACTCTAGAAAAGGAACAAAAGCAATACTTGAAGCTTCACTTGCAGCTCTAGGCGGTACAGACACAACTTGAACAGGATATTTAATAGTTACATGTGGAAGTAAAGCATCATCTTCCACCTTACCCATTAGTGTGTGGTTTGTTTTGAGTGTAATTAATTTGATTATCATACTTTCACCTGTGTGTCAGCGTCAAGAACAGCAAGAGTAACCCATCGTTTTGGGAACAACATTTCACGACCACGAAACTCGTTCATGTTATAATTGGGGTCTTGCACAAATCCCAACAACTCAACCTTGTTATCAAACTCACGCAGATATAAATCATACCGATCTGCTTGAATGGTTTTGTTTTCGATAGCAAGTCTTTTGGCCAATTCACGAATATTCATACTTTTCCTTAACATAAAAATACATTATAACATAACTTCAATTATTTTGTGGCAATTTTAACTAATTCTGATTGATAAGTTCTTTGCCGTAATTCAGAAGAACTAAATCGGTGTGTGCGAGAATTATAATATGTTTTAATACCTCGATTATCGCAAATATCTTTACCTGTTAAATGTTTGTCTTTATATTCTTCACCACAAATTCTCATGGTAATAGGTAAAAACATTAACAAATCTTCTAAATCTTTTTCAGTATCATAAACAATAATTTCATCTACAAATTTTACCGCAGAAAGTTGTACATATCTTTCTACGATAGATTGAACTGGTTTATTTTTTGTATCAGGCCTATCAATTGTTGGATCGGTTTGTAAACCAACAATTAAATAATCACAAATTTGTTTACATTCGGCCAACATTAAGATATGACCAGCATGTAGTAAATCAAAAGTCGAACAAGTAAACGCTACAGGTCGACCAACCATTTCATCAGGCAAAACTAACATAATCACTCCATTTTATTTTTTGTCAAATTTTTTATTATGATGGATTCATCTATTATCTCAAAATCCAATTCATCACCTACTGTCCAACCTAATTCTTTTACCATTTCGTCAGGCAGATGAATAATTGCATCACCAAAACAATCTACTGCTATAACCCTAGTTGTGTAACTCTTTAACACGGTTCACCTCGACATTACATTGATTGAGAAAGTTTAACCCATCATCATTTTTATATGTATCTCTGTAAAAAAGTCTTTTAATTCCTGATTGATGAATTAATTTGGCACACTCTATGCATGGCGCATGAGTGATAAAAATATCGGCACCATCTGTTGAATTTGTTGATCTAGCAACTTTTGCTACTGCATTGGTTTCTGCGTGAAGTACTTCTGGTTTGGTTTTTGTTGTTGTAGTATCGTCACTATGCTGTATAATATCTTCACAATTATTGTTCCAACCTGATGGCATACCATTGTATCCAATTCCAATAATGGTATCATCTTTGACTATAACACAACCAACTTGAAGGCGTTTTGCTGATGATAACTTTGAATAATTCTCAGCTGCCTTCATGTGGGCTTCGATAAATTTAGGTTTCATCCTTATCTTTACCTTTTTTCTTTTCACGAACAACCACAGCAGAACATAACTGTGCCTCAATCATCATTTTCTTGTAGTCACTTTTTTGTTGACCACTTAAAGTGGATAAAATTCTTTTTGTTTCTTTATCCATCTTAAAAGTTTTATTAGGTTTCATCATAATATATTTTCACTTAGTTAATAATTAATAGTCTTGAGTTTTTTTACCAATATTGTATTTTGGTATTAATTCCCATTCATCTTTTTCTTTGAATGATATAATTTTTATTTGATGTAATGGTGCAATATTATTTTCCATAATCTTAGGATTTAAAATTGTTACTAAACCCCATTCAGATAATAAATTGGCAATTGCATTACGCCTTTGTATATCATTCTCAGAAATGTTAGATGGCTTTCCATCAAGTGCAAAAAGTTCTTTAAAGTGTACAATATAATATCTGCCTTGTTTGTGTAAAATGTGGCAAGACTGATATAAAATTCTCTCTTTGCGTGATGAAACTCCAATACGAGTAAGTGTTTCTCTTACCTTTAAAAAATCGTCCTGATCGTTGAGTTTTACCTCAACGAATTGTGCAAGGTCAACCATATCACTTCCTTAATCCACCGGTATCGGTTTGTTCTTTTAGTTTTTGGATTTGTTCATCACTAAGTAGGCGTATTGCATCACGAGCTTTAATTTTTGATAGGCCATACAACTTTTGAATACATTCTAAATCATCATTCTGTACTGTTTTAGCCCACTTAGCAAATGGTCTTTTCTTAGACCTAACGGTATTTAGTAAAAAGTCATTTTGCAGTTTGGAATCAATAATATGCCGTCTATTCATCTCATTTGCGTACATAATGCAATCTAAATGATACGATAACGACCTGTTTGTTAAAAATGGTACATATGCTTTTTCGGATGCATCATCAATAATTAACTGTTTTTTACCTTGCAGTATTTCGTTAACATAGTCAAATGGGTTCATAATTAGTATGTATATTTTTAGATGTTACTTTTCCAATAACATCGTGGAATTTATCAAAAGGGTATATATTTCTGCCAAAGTTGGCCAATCTACAACATATCACCACATTATCTCTAGTGTAATCCAACTTATCATCTTTTCTATCCACAGATGGAGCTAAAGGATGTTTTGGAAAATACTCTGGATGATTGTTGAAGATTAATTCTAAATCTAAAGGTATTTTAAACCAATAACACAATTCATTTTGCTCTTGCCAAATTTGCTCTAAATCATTTTCATCCAAATATAGTTTGCTTGGAATCCAAACTTTACTATTAGGTAAAGATCCTGCTCTAATGCCAGAAGAATCGTGCATCATTCTTTTTTTATTGGTTGACGATTTGATTATAGTAAATTCACCATTAGCATCTCGACTTAATGCGTTCATTTTGATGAGATTGATCAGTTTCTTAGAAACTTTTCTTGTCATCATTTTATAACATTCTAACTAAACCAATAACATCAATCGTCACCAATAACAAGTAATTAGCCAACATACCAAATGATTTCCTAGTATAACTAGCCCAAGCATACATAGCACAACCAGTGATCCAGATAGGATATAAAATGAGTAACGGAGGATTGGGAACAGTAAGAGCCATGGCAATCGCACAACCAATACTAATAGCCCAAGCAATAAGCTCAACAGCAAAACGAAACTTATTTGAATACCAGTCATCTTTAATCCAATTAAAAGTATTTAAAAATATATCTATCATACAAACTCGCAATTTACCATTAGTTCGGTTAAACACGCAACAGTATTAATTTCTTGATCTGCAACAAAAGCGGACTTATATTGGTAGTCAGCAAGAATAATAACTGCTTGAGGAATAGATTGCGGTTTTAATACTTCGTACATCATGTCATAAAGTTTACGAAACAATGTTGTGGAATCCATATCATTAGAAGCAACCCATTTACGAATTGCACCAAAATCTTTTTCAGAAATGAATTTTACAATCTCTTTAAGTGGTACATCACCAATCTGAGCAAGAATGCCAGTATCGATTACTCCGAATTGAGAATATCGTTGCAACTCATTTAAAACACGGCGGAAATCAGGAAAATGTTTTTTGATTAATTCCGCAATAACTGACTTTTCGAACTCTACTTTTTCACTTTGCAAAACAGACTGTATTCGTTTAAAGAACTGAGTGGCCATCTTGTCCTTCTCACCATTCTTTAAATTGAATTCAATAACTGCACATCGACTGTGGAGTGGATCTATAATACGATTTTTAAAATTACAAGTAAAAATGAAAGAACAATTACTTGCGTATTCTTCAATCGCATTACGCAAAGCCGGTTGTGTTGAATTGGGATTTAAATAGTCTGCTTCATCAATGATGATGACCTTTCTACCGCCAGCCAAACTCATTGATGATGCATAATGTTTAATTTTAGTCCGAAATGTATCAATACCTGATTCATCAGACCCGTTGATAACCATGTAGTCGCAACCAATTTCGTTGCACATGGCTTTTGCTATTGTTGTTTTACCTACTCCAGGTCCACCAGCAAGAAGAAGATTTGGAATGTTTTTTTGATTAACATACTCCTGAAACGGCTTTTTCATCCGTTCTGGCAAAATACATTCTTCTACTGTTTGCGGCCTGTACTTCTCTGTCCACAATAAATGTTCCATCAAAATACCTCATAATATAATATAAAAAAATCAAATTTACAACTCATTAACCTTTTGTAAAGGTACTTCCTGTTTCTGTTGCTATCCAATACTTGAGTGGAACATTTTTGTTTTGAAACTGTGCCAATCCTTTAGATGAGATTTGTACTGTATAAGAACCAGTTAAAACTTTACTAAGGTGTTCAGTTAAGAAAACCATTTTAAACTTATCACCATTACCTTTACCAACTTCTAACGCATCAGTATGTGAAGAATTGTTTTTCAAATCACTCGAAACAATATTGATTGTTGAACCATCAGATTCAATTACGACATTGGGTGTATTCAACACCTGCGAACTTTTCATCACCCATGATAAATCTTCAGTAGATAAATCAAAAGTAATTTCTGGATCAGGAAGCGTAATTGCTTTCTCTGGAGGCATAACAATCATTGAAGGCTGGCAATAGCGATACCTCTGTTTGCTTCGACCTTTGTTACCATTAATAATTACATTAGTTCCATCAAACTCAAAAACCGGATCATCAGTATGCATACTAATTACTGACAGAAAATTATTTAAATCTTCTACTCCGAAATCTGAAGGAATATCTTCTACGATAGTAGCTTCAGCTAGAATGTTTTTGTTTTTGGAAATTGTTTTGAGAACTTTACCTTTTTTAAAGTAAATACCCTCATTGATTGTACCAAAATTCTTTAATACACCAATTGTTTGTGTAGATAGTTTCATTTATTACTCCATAATTAAGATTTATCATCAACAGAATATATTGTATCATGTTCATACAGAAACATGAGGCAACAAAGAGCATGTGCTAAATGGTGTTTACCTGATTCAACATCGTTTTGCTCTCCTTCTTTCCATGCCCATATATGTCTTTGCATGGCATCAAAATACCTTCGCTTAGAATCTGGAACATGTTTCCAATTATTTGGTTCATATTTCTCTGCACCAAATGTTAGAATTTCTACTGTTGCTTTTAATGCTGCTGGCGGTAATAATCCATACTGTAATTTACCGCCATCAAACTTACGACCACCAGTTGTGGCTGTTTGTGAATCTTTAACAGTTTCAGCTATACCAACCATTACAATTTACCTGTCATAGCTGCAACAGCAGGCATATCACCGGTAAATGGATATGATCCAATGTGTTGAGTTTTCATCCAAGGACACAACCAAATTTCTCCACCAATCTTACGCCACATTTGG